GCGTTGCCGATGCCTTCAGCATCGTAGAGCTGGCAGGAGTGTAGTCATGTTCATCATCGACAGCAAAGCACAAGAGAGCATCGAGAAGGTCCAGACCCGCTTCGACGCCATGGCGCAGGACGCGGCCATGGAGCTCCAGCGGTGTTACGACTACCAATGCGCGCCCGACCCGACGCGGCTCGACTCCGTCAACCGCGCCATGTTCCTCGGGCAGACCGATACCGAGCGTGGTCTCCAGCGCTCCGACGCTTGGGTCAAGCACCCGAACGAGATGGCCATCAGGGCGCTCGTGGACATGTTCGTGCAGGACTCCCCTCGCGCCAAGGCGCGCCGGTGGAAGACAGACGCTGGTGAGGCTCGACTCTTCGAGTTGCAGCTCAGGCATGTGGTCTCCCAGGTGACGCGGACCTTCTACATCCGCAATCAGGCTCGGACGCTCGCACCGGTCGACACCAGCATTCCCGCTGGCGCCGAGACCGTGCTGAAGCAGCGCGTCATCGACGAGGACTTCGCGCCGGCCGCTGGCGACTTCGGTCAGATTTCGCCCCGTGGTGACGACATCATCATGGTCGATGTCAGCGGGACCAACGAGACGCATCAGCTCGCATCGTTCGCCCGCGGGACGTCCTACTCGCTGGACGAGCTCGAAGCTGCGGCGTTCGCCGGGGTCGCACTGCGGACGGAGAAGCTGTCGGCGCTCTCGCGAGCAGTCGACAGCATCTTTGACATGGTGGCACTCCAGGGCTACGCCAGCGCCAACTTCACCGGTTTGTACAACGATGCCAACCCCGCAGTCACCGTGCCGACCACGGGTACGTGGGCGACGGCGACGGCCGACCAGATTCTGGCCGACATCCACGACCTCTACCAGGCCATCAAGCTGGCCACGGGGTACAACGAGGCGCCGACCCGGCTGGTCATCCCCAGCAGCCTGACGGAATTCCTGTCGCTGCGTCGGGCCAACACCGACCTCAACGTCCGGATGATGGTCGCTCAGGACTTCCCCGGCCTCGAAATCGTCGAGTGCGACCGGGCGAACCTGTACGACGTGGCCGGCACCGGCCCCCGCATCATGATGCTCACTCCCAACATGGAGTACGTCAACATCGCGGTGCCGCGCGAGTGGACGCTGGAGCCCCCGGAAAAGCACCATTTCAAGTACGAAATCGTCGGTCGCCAGAAGCTGGGCGGATGCATCATGTCCGTACCGTTGACGGTTGGCTACATGGACGGCTGCTAGTCGTCGCAACACGGCAGGCCTGCTGAGGCCAAAGGGAGACGAGATGGCAAAGGAAGAAAAGGGCAAGACGAACATGGTCAAGTTGCGCAACACCGCCGGCCCAAACGACCCGAACGGTCGACTGGTCATGCGGTCCCGTACCGCCACACGCGATGATGGGAAGCACATCTCTCGACCGGTGAAGTCGAACCCCGGGAAAACGGCCTGGTACAACGGCGGCAATCGCGCCGTCCGCCTGTACGCCATGGGCAACCTCGACGCTGTCCCGCCGGTCAAGCCGATGCTCGAACCGGTGGATGCAGCGGGCAAAGAGTGGCTCAAAGATGTGTTCGCCGAAGAGGCACGCATCGAAGCCGAGCTTGCGGAGGAATAGCCATGGCTGTCATCACAGCGGCTGGTCTCGTCGCGGCCTACCCCGAATGGGATGCGGTCAACACGAACCAGCCTGCCGTGATGGCCGAAGCTATCACCTGGGCCAACGCCAAAACCTTCGAGGCCTACACCGACGACGACCAGAATACCTCGCGGAGGTACCTGGAAGCCTGCGCGTGGCTCTTCGAGTCTCCCTACGCCCGAGACACGCACAAGCCCGAGGACGGCGCTGAGAACCCGTACAAGCGGCTCGCACGCGAGCGCGATATCAGGCAAGGCTCGGCGCGGCGCGTGCCGTGGTGGACCCTGCCTGACGGGGTGACCTGATGGGCGTCACCGTCCGCGAGCGCGACCGTGGGGCTGATGCCCTGATGCGACGGATGCGGCAACAGGCCAACGTCCGCGTCGGCGTCATGGGCCAAGAGGCGTCCGCCGGCCATGCCGGTGGTCTCACCGTCGTCGACGTCGCCAGCTTCCACGAGTTCGGGCTCGGCCACAACCCGCCGCGGTCGTTCATCGCCGGCTACGTCGACGAGAACAAGGCCACCATCGAAAAGCGGATTCGCAAGGCGGCGGAGCTCATCGCCAAGGGTGCCGACGTGAAACAGACGCTCGACCGGTTCGGGCTACTGTTGGTCGGCGAAATTCAGGAGCGGATGGTATCGCTACCCCCGCCTCTGAAACCAGAGACGATTCGCCGCAAGGGCTCGTCAGCGACCCTCATAGACACCGGCCAGCTTCGGTCCAGTGTCACCCATGAGACGCGCGTGGAGCGGCGCCGTGGCTGATTGGAGCGTCATAGAGCCCGCCCTCTCCGGGTGGGTCACTGCGCGCACCGGGTTGCCTGCCCACTATGGCAAGCGGCCTCGCGCCCATCAGTTCTCCGACGACGGGTGGGTTTGCCTCTACATCCTTGGGCGTTCGACCGTCGGCAACGACATGATTCGCCGGGAGTACGATGCAACGCAGCCAGCCTCGCAGGAGATTCGGACATACCAGGACGGGGCGCGGCAGTTCACGCTCCAGTGTCAGGTCAGGTGTCAGCGCGCTGGCGTCGACCACGATGCCAAGCACTACACGTCGCTCCTGCGGGATTCTGTCGACCTCCCCAACGACTCAACGGCGGTGTTCGCCGCAGCCGATATCGCCTTCGCCGCAGTGGCGTCGGAAGTGGAGCTGGACGAGTTGCAGGATGGCCGCGCTCGGTCCATCGCTCAAATCGACCTCCGGTTCAATGCCATCAGCAAGACCGAGGGCACTGGCGATGCCTACATCACGACGATAAAGGACGCGGACCTGGAGTTGCCCGAGGGCACCGTCAGGTCGACCAACGACTACACCGTTGGATAGAGGAGACAAACAGTGGATATCGCAAACGTCATCGACATCACCATCAATGTCGCGAGTCCAGCGGTCAGTCGGATTGGTTTCGGCACCCCGCTGATTTACTCGTACAGCCTCATCGTGCCCGCGTCCGAGATGGTCCGGGAGTACTCGACATCGACGGGCCTGGCCGACATGGTCACCGACGGTTTCAACGTCGACGACCCTGCCTACCTGGCAGCGACGGCCATCGCCTCGCAGAGCCCGCGGCCACGGACGTTCAAGGTAGCGCGAGGGACGCAGGCCTTCGACTTCGACACCAACCTCACGATGCTCACCGATACGGTCGGCGAGACCATCGACATCACCATCACCGGCGAGGACCCGGCAGTCGCGAACACCCTCATCAGCCAGACCTACAACCGGACGTGTCTCGGCGGTGGTGTGCCTGCCGAGGCGACCGCGGTGGCCGGTCTCATCACGGCTGGTCTCTGGGGCGCGGCCGGTGACATCACGGCCGTGGCTGCCGTCAACGACGTGCAGATTCGAGCGCAGGCGGCATACGCCAACAAAATGCTGTACTACTCCAGCGTCAACAACGTCAGCATCGCCGACGTGACCGCGTTTCGCACGCCGCAGACCGACCTCGCAGCCATCATCGCGGCCGACCCCGACTGGTACATGCTCATTTGCCCAGATGCTGGCACGCTCGACATATCGACGGTCACGACCGGCATCGCCGCTTGGGTCCAGGGGCAGACAAACAAGATGGGCTGCTTCCAGACTCAGGACAGCGTGGTGTGGGCAGGCACCGGCATCGGCGACACCCTGCGGGGCCGGAACTACACGCGGTCGGCGCTGGTCGGCAGCAAACACAGTATGCAGGAGATGCCTAGCGCGGCCTATGCGGGCCGTTTCCTGCCGGAGAGCCCTGGTACCGAGGTATGGGCTTTCAAGCCGCTCACGGGCGTCACGCCGTCCGCGTTGACCACTGCAGAGTCCGGCTTCGCCCACGCCGACTTTGTCAACACTATCGAGGGCATCACCATCGGCGGTCAGACGGTGGTCACAAATCAGGTGTTCAAAGGCTGGACCAGCGGCAGCTCGGAGACGTTCATCGACACCATCCGGCTCGTCGATGCGCTCGTCGCCGAAGTCCAGATTCGGTTGCTCAGCCTGTTCACGGCGAGCCGCAAGGTGCCTTACAACGACTCGGGCATCGGCCAGGTCAAGGCCGGCATCCTCGCGGCCATCCGGTCATTCGAGGGCGACAACGCTGGTCTCTTGCCGGGGTCGGCGTTCTGCGACGTGCCCCTGCGGGCGGACGTTGCCGCGGCCGACATCGCCGCTCGCGAGCTCAACAATGTCGTGTTCGGCGCCACCTTGAACGGCGCAGTAATGAAGGTCACCATCAGCGCGACCCTGTCGTACTAGGAGAGGATAGATGGCCAAACTAAACGTAAAGTCAATGGCGAACATCAACCTCACCATCGGGGGGCTCGATATCTCCTCCGGTGGCGGGGAGAACGATTTTGTGTCCACGACCGAGCCGCAGACCATGGATACCAAGACCGGCGTCCACAACGACGGCGTGGCCTACGACACCCCAAACTCTTGGGTCGAGGTGACCATCACGACCCTCGAACAGTCGAGCGTCAACAGCGACCTCCAGGGTCTGTACAACGCCCAGCGGTCCAACTCCAGCATCGGTGGTTATGACTTCCAGGTCGAAGACATCGGCACCGAAGAGGAGCTCCAGGGCACCGCGTTTATCGTCAAGCCACCCGACCGGAACAAGGGTGCCGAGGCGGTGAACTATGAGTGGATGCTACACGTGTTCGCGCCGGACGGCTGGGTCTACCGGTCCCGTGGCGCGGTGGTCCCGTAGGCCACAACGAAAGGATAGGGAATGAAAGATCAGGAAGGGATAGCACTCCCCTACATCGAAGAAGCAATCGGCAAGCACAACTACCGCGCGTATCGGCTGCCCATGACCAAGTGGTGCAGTCTGTGCGAGCACCTGGCCGTCATGTTGGGCAAGCCCTTGGGTGCGGTGTTCCGCGGCGGGTCGGTCAACATGGACGGGCTCCTGGACAGCGACATCATGGTCATCGCGGCGGCTGCCATCGTGGAGCGGCTCAGCGCGGCGAACATGCTCGAGCTCCTGGACTTCGCCCGCGGGTCGATTCGATTCCAGAGCGACTCTGGTGGCTGGCTCCCGAAGAAAAAGGACGCCTTCCACATGCATTTGGCCCAACACATGGGCGAGATGGCACCGCTTTTGAAGCTGTTCATCATGGCGCAGCTTGCTGATTTTTTCGCCGGTCTGCGGACGTTGCGGCCAGAGCCGAGCGACGAGCCCGCAGACCCCGAGGAAAGCACGCTCCAAAGCTTCACCGAGTCCCCGAGCACATAGCGAGGCTGCCATGGTGGGAGTACCAGATGCGCCGGATAGCCACCTCGGAGAACTGCTCGGTTTCGCTCGCGGACCTGTGGCACCGGCATACCATCTCGGACGTGCTGGACTATGTCGAGATGCTGGACTGGCACGACGAGATGGCGGATAGGGAGGACTGATGGCGGCGCTACGCGAAATCTTCGCCGAGTTCGGAGTCAAGTTCGACCGCAAGCGCGATTTGGAACGGGGCAACCGGCAGGTGACCAGTATGCGTGACCGGCTGCAACGGCTCGGCCCGGTGGTCAACAAGCTAGTCGGCCACTTCGCTGCGTTCGCTGCTGCCATCGGCGGCGCGGTCATGGTGCGAGCAATCTCCAGCTTCCTGTCGGGCATCATCAAGATAGGTGACGAGCTCGACAAAGTCGGCCAGCAAGTTGGGATGAGTACCCGCGAGTTACAAGCCTGGCGACATGCCGCGGAGCTTTCCGGCGTTGATGCGGCGGCCTTCGGCAACGCACTGGGTCAGCTCCAGCGCAACGCCCGCGAGGCTGAGCGCGGGACGTCCACCATGGTTGAGGCCTTCCGCGACCTCGGTATCTCCGTGACCGACGCTGCCGGCAACCTCAAAGACCCGAACACGCTGTTGCTCGAGATGGCCGATGGCCTTGCCGGCATCGACAACGAGACGGAGCGTACTGCCCTGGCCATGACCGTGCTGGGGCGCAGCGGTCGGCGTATGCTGCCACTGTTTGCCAACGGGTCTGAGGGCGCCCGCGCGATGCTCGCCGAGCTCGAAGAGTTGGGCGGTGGCATGAGCGACCTCGCCATCTCGGAGAGCGTCAAGCTCAACGACGAGATGACCCGCCTGCGGCTTGTGATGCTCTCGCTGAAGTCGGCCATGGCCGAGGACGTATTGCCACGGGTTCGCGACGTGGTGACGTGGTTCATCGAGGCGAGGGAATCGATTCAGGACTTGGTGAAAAACACCACCGTGGTGCGAACCGTGGTCATCGCTGCCATCACCGCCATCGTAGGCGTGCTGCTCGCTACATTCCCCGTATGGGGAATGTTCGCTTTGATGATAGCTGCCGTGGTTGTTGGGGCTGTAGCCTTCGCGTTGATACTCGACGACATCATCACCACTGCCGAGGGTGGCGACAGCATCTTCCGCAGGCTCGGCGACACGATGGGGGAGATGCTGGTCAACTTCCTCATCGGCATGGGAGAGGCAAGACAGGTTATTGTCAACTACCTCAATGCGGTTGTGATGCAAATCCAACGCGTCATCAGTGCCTTCGAGACGATGATAGAGATGGCAGCACGAGCACGCGCTATCGTGACTGGCGCGATGGGTGGTGCCGTCGGCAGTGTTGGCCGGATGCTTGGCCATCGCCCAGAGCACCGAGCTCCCGAGCCAGCCGGCCTTGCAGCCAGCCTCGCAGCCGATCCAGCGGCGCAGCTTCGCACCATGGGGATGCCAGGTCAAACCGTGAACCAGAACAACCCAGCGGCGCAGCTTCGCACCCTGATGCCAGGTCAAACCGTGAACCAGAACAATCCAGCGGCGCAGCTTCGGACCATGATGCCAGGTCGACAACAGACCGTGAACCAGAACGTGCAAGCCCCGTCGACGGTCACCGTCAACGTCACAGAAGCCCAGAACCCACAGGCCACAGCGGCGGCGGTCCGCGGCCAGATTGACTCCGCATGGCAGCAGCAACTCAGAGGGTTGCAGGCTGCTAGCGTGCCACAGGAGAGCGGCTGATGTTGGCGCTGACGTGGGAGACAGAAGGGACCGCGCTGCTGCCCGATGGCGGCGAGGCCATCCGCACGACCAGTGAGTTGCTCGAGCTCGACATTGTGGAGTCCGACACCTACCGGGTCGCTGCCAAGATATCGGCCCACGCGGTTGAGCAGGGAGTGGACATAACGGACCACACCGAGCCAGAGCAAGACCGGGTGAGCGAGACTGTCGCCCTGTCAGCGCGCCCCATCGACATCACCATGGTAGAGGGCACGACGGTACAGCCCATCGACCTCGACAACGGCGGCAAGGCCTACGCGGTGGTGCCACCCGAGGGCACGACGCGAATCGCAGACGCCTTCGCAGAGCTTCGCAATCTCGTCCGCAACGGGACGCTCGTCAACGTTGAGGGGGCTATCCGCCCGTTGGAGCAGTACCAGATTGAGAGCGTCAGCGCGCCGCGGAAGGTGGAGACCGCTGGGCTGCTCGCCGTCGAAATCGTGTTCGTGGAGCACCGCACCGCCGAGGTCGATGAGGTGGATGCACCGGCGCCGCGGACGGAGCGAGGGCGCACCGGCCAGGACAGCGGGCGTGAAACTGCGGACGGCGACACGGAAGGTGACGTATCGAATGCTCCGGAAAATCGTAGCGTGGGTGCTGCGTTGCTTGACAATGGCATATCAGGGTTGCGTGGAATCTTCGGTGGAGGGTCGTCGTGAGCATCAAGATTGTACCCCTATCATCCGTCAACTCGAACCAGGTGCAGGTTACCGCCCTCGACGGCGTGGATTTCATCATCCGTGTCCTGTGGAACGAGCGGTCTGGTCGCCATTTTATGACGGTCCGCGACGCCGCGAACAACGACCTAATCACGGCTCGCAAGCTGGTGGCTGACATCCCATGGGCGCAGCACGACAACGTGGACGGCGTGCCCGCTGGGCAACTCTGGACGCGGCGCCCGGATGGCACCGGCGTTGACCCCGGGCTACGCGAGTTGAATGAGAACGTGTTCCTGATGTACGTCGAAGAGGATTCAGTGACGTGACCACCCTGTCCCAGCGCGACTGGTCCATCACCGTCGGCACCGTCCGCGTTACTCCCGGTGCGCCCGGGCGGTCGCTCACCTGCCGTTTCGAGGTGGTCAAGACCGTCGAGCGCGAGCCGAACAAGCTCACGCTCAAAATCTACAACCTCACCGAGCGGCGGCGGAACGCTCTCCTGGAGTTGGAAGAAGCCCCGCAGGTCCAAGTCGTGGCCGGCTACCAGGACCTGACCGATACCATCTTTGTCGGCGACGCCAGGGACATCGGCAACTACCGCGACGGGGTGGACAACATCCTGGAGTTGGAAGCCGAGGACGGCGGGACGTCGTATCGGACGGCGACAATCCAAGAGAGCTTTGCCCCGGGGGTGTCGGTGGCCACGGTCATCGGCGCCTGCGCTGACGCCATGGGCGTTGGTCGTGGCAACACTGCTTCGGTTGCAGCCGATGCCGAGCTCGACTCGGGCAGCAACACCTACCCGACCGGTACCACCGTGAGCGGCGTGGCGTGGCGGCAACTCAACCGAGTGTGTCAGTCGGCCAGCCTGCGCTGGAGCGTCCAGAACGGGGTGCTTCAGTTGATGCGTCTCAGGCGTATTCCAGTGTCGTACCGAGCGCGGGCAACAGAGGCTGAGGATGATACCGAGTTGGATTTTGTGAAAACCGGCGGGGGTTATGCTGTAATCCAGCCAGCAGAGGTCAGGGCCATACGCCTCTCGCCGTCTACGGGGCTTCTCGGCTCACCTACGCGCGGAAAACGCGACGACCGCACCGGGCGCGTGACCTTCGGAGCGAAGGCCCTGATGATTCCGGGGCTGTACCCTGGCCGAGTGGTGCGGCTCGATAGCCGACTGGTCGAGTCAAACCTGCTGTGCCGGCGGGCTCGCTACGTGGGCGACACGACCGGGAACGATTGGATGGTTGACCTCGAATTGCAGGAGTACGATACGTGACGGAGACCGCGAATAGCTTGGAGTTGCCGAACGTCTTGGACGATATCATCGGTGCTCGCTCGTCGGAGATACAGGGCGCCGTGGTCTGCGAAGTGCTGGAGTTCGACTGCACGAACCAGACCGCCCGCGTCCAGCCGACAGTACTTGCCAATGGCGTGCGACCCGCTGACGTTCGCGGCGTGCCCGTGGTCTTCCCCGGTGCCTACCACGATGTGCAGGTCGGGACCTTCGGGGTGCTGCTCACCGGCGCCGTCAACCCGCGCAAGTGGTTCCGGACCGGCCAGGTTTCCGAGCCAGAGGATGAGGCACGGCACGAACTCGCAACGGGCCTGTTTCTCCCCGACCTCAGGACACTCGGGGGCGCCCGCGGGCTGGACGCTGATACGGCAGTGCTGCTGCGCCCGGCGGCTGGCGGTGAGGTCAGGCTCGGGACATACAACGCGACAAAGGCTGTTGTTCATGAGGACTTGTTGACTGCGCTGAGCACGTTCCTACAGGCGCTCGACACATGGGGCGCTGCCATCGGTGCCGGTTGGGTCCCGGCTGTGCGGACACCGCTACAGGCCATTGTGACCGGGGTTACTGCTGGCAGTTACGAATCTCCGAGCGTCAAGGTGGAGGACTAGATGGGCAGCTTCCGACTCGTAGCCGCAGCCGACGCCGCGAACCCAATCGTCCACGACCTCTACCTCGACGACTCGGGGCAACTCGAATGGATAGGCGGCGACATCAACTCGACCGAGAGCTACGCCCGCATGGTGGCCCAGCGGCTAAAGGCTCGGCTGCTGCAACTCCGTGGCGAGTGGTTTCAGGACCAGCGCACGGGCACGCCGTGGGAACAACGGCTGTGGCGTAAAGGTGCCAACGCGGAGACGGTCCGCAGCGTGTTTACGCAGGTGGCCGAGGGCACGCCTGGTATTCGCCAGGTGATATCGATGGACATCGACTATGACGCCGCAACGCGCGAGGCGACGGTCACCAACTGGCAGCTCATCACCGAGATGAACCAGGTCGTGAGCGCGGCGCAACTGGACGAGCCTTTCATCGTGCAGATTCCGGAGACGGCAAATGGCTGACGAGCTCCTTTCAACCGGGCTGAGCATCGACGACTTTGCGACTCGGCTCAACATCGTGACCGGCGACTTGCGGACCGCCATCTCGGCCATCCTCGACGTGAGCGAGGACCAGCCGACGGGGCAGTTTGTCCGCATTATCGTCGACGCCGAACAGCAGATTGCGGAGCTCTTGCAGGAGTTGCACAGCGCCATCGACCCCGACCAAGCGACGGGGCAATCGTTTGATGCGGTGTGCTCCATGACGGGAACGTATCGGCGGGATGCGACCGCTGGCACGGCGCTCGTCAACCTCACATTCACCGGCGCCGCAGTCGTGCCCGCTGGCAGCCTCGTGTCGGTCTCGGGCGACCCGGATAACCAGTGGTCCATCGACGCGACGCAGACGTGGCCTGGCGGTCCTGGCGTCATCGCTGGCGTGGCTGTGACCTCGACGCAGACCGGTGCGATTCCGGCGCTCGCCGGGACCATCACCGTCATCGACACCCCGATTGCCAACTGGTCGGCGGTGACCAACCCTGCTGCTGCCACCGAAGGCCTTGACCGCGAGACCGACACGGAGTTGCGCTTGCGGCGCGAGGTCGAGCTCACCACCGGCGGGTCGACCTCCGTAGATGCCATCGCAGCCGCGGTCTCAAACGAGGTGGCCAACGTCTCGGCCGTTGTGGTCTACGAGAACGATAGTTGGAGAGCGGTTGCACCAATGCCGCCGCACTCTATCGAGGTGGTCTACTGGCCGGGCACAGTTGTTGTCGCCGACTTGGTCGAGACCATCTTCGAGGAGAAGGCGGGCGGCATTCAGGCCTATGGCACGGTCTACACCTCGCACACGGATAGCCAGGGCAACTCGCATCAAATCGGGTCGACATTGGCGACTGAGTTCGTTCTCCAGGTCCGATACTCACTGACGACGGATAGCGACTACCCCGGCGATGCCGACTTCTCCGCGGCGGTCGCTGCTGCTGCCAACGCGGACTCGACCCAGCTTGGCATCGGCGACGACGTCATCATCGCCAAGTACTACGACTACGGCTTCGACGTGGCGGGCGTGCTTGACATCACGGCGCTCGATGTCTGGAACGGCGCGGCGTGGGTTGCCGTAAACTTGGCAATCGGCCCCCGCGAAATCGCGACCCTCATTGCCGGAAACGTAACGGTGGTGTGATGAGCTACGTAGTCAACCCAACTGGACTGACCGCCTCTGTCTTCGGAGCAGCCGCCGCGCCAGTGGTGTGGACCAACCTCAACCTGGGCGCCGTGGTCGGAGCACAGGTCGTGCTGGCCGTGCTCAAGATAGAGGTCACCGGCGGTATCAACCCGCGGCTGGCCGTGCGGCAAGACGGCGAGGTTGACGAGTTTTTTGCGGCCGATGGCGGTCCGCATGGCGCATCACGGGCGTTCCCGACCAACGCAAACGAATCGGTGATGCTGCTGGCCAAGACGAGCGCAGCCGGTGCTATCGAATGGCGGGCTTCGGCGGCGTCGATATGCGAGGTTTTCGTGCTCGGGCATGTCGTCGTGAGCGACGTATCAACCAGCGTGTTCGCCGATGCCACGCTGCCGACATCCTACACCGACATCGATATGGGTGCGGTCGTTGGCTACAGGCGCGTGCTCGCGGCCCTGAAATGGCACCGCACCGGCGGGAGTGCCGAGACCTTCGCGCTACGCCCCAACGACGACACCGAAGAGTACCTGGTCACGCTGCCCGAGGTGGCCGGCTCAAATCAGGACGGGAGCGCCGGGATCAACATCTACTCCCTGGTGATGACCACGACTGACGCCAGCGGTGTCTGTGAGGTCAAGGCCGACACCGGTCCGCCGGATGGTGTGCTCAACATGAACTGCTACGCCCCTCTGACGGAGCCGACCGGGACCGCCGAGGTATTCCCGGCTGGAGCCCCGCCGGTTGGATGGGCGCAACTCAACCTGACGTCCGCTGGTGTGCCGGCGGCAAACTGTCTCGTAGCCTTGCGGGTTCACCACGCTGTCGGCGCTGGCCTGAGGGTCGTGGCCTTTCGGGACTCCGCCGACGGTGGCGACTACCTCCAGACCAACGTGCAGCAGATGAAGGGTTGCGCGTGCGCTGAGCTCGAGAGCGACCAGACGACAGTCATCATCGTCCAGTGCGGCCCGACTGGGTTCGTGGACTGGACCGTGGACGCTGGCGGCATCAACTTCGACGTCACCGTTCTCGGATGGGTTGCGCCCCCGTCATCGCCGACAGCGACCAACTATCGGCCCGAGGACGAGACCTTTGTCAGCACGGGACCCATTGGGGCCACCATCCGCGGAGACGACGCGATGGACACCGCGACCATAGGACTGACCGCCACGGACGCCAGGGGGCGTGTGACGGCCATCGTGACGGCCGGAGTGGTGCAGAGTCCGTTCACCGGTACTATCGTCTCTACGGCGCCAGGAGACCGCGAGGTTGAGGTCAACTGCTACGACCCGACCGAGAGCATCGCGAGCGGCGAGCGCCACACCTTCACCTTGACCGCGACCGACGTCGCAGGGAGTAGCCTCTGATGGCCGTCACCTGGACCGCGACCATGTGGTACGACGACGTAGAGCCGGTGACGCACGCCACACTGGGGCTCGCCCGGATGCTCTGGCAGTACCGCGACAAGCCTCGGATGCAAGGGTTCTTGACGGCGTTTCTCAACGACTGTCAATCGCTGGAAGACGTGACGTTGCAGGTCCTGACAGGGCGCTGGCCGCTCACCGCCATCGGCGTGCAGCTCGATGTCTTGGGGCGCATCGTCGGCCAGGAGCGAGGCGAGCTCACCGACGACCAATACCGCCTCTACATCCTGGCGCGCATCCTGGTCAACAAAGGCAACGGCAGGGTCGAGGAGATAATTGACATCCTCGAAATCCTCGGGGTGACGGAAGCCATCTACGTCGACGAGGGGACCGCCGAGTTGCGCGTGGACATCAGCGGCCAGGCGGACGGCAACCTGATTGGTGACCTCGTCAACGACGCACGCGGCGGCGGCATCCGGCTGGACTGGCGCTGGAATGAACAGACCGAATCGGCTTGCTTCGCCATGGGAGATACCCTGGGGGCAGACGAGACAAACGCGACCGGTGGCTTCGGCGACCTCACGGGCGCCACGCAAACCACCGGCGGCTACTTCAGCGGGAGCACGACATCATGAGACCTGGACCACACCCTTGGGCGACGAACAACCTCTACGTCGGCGGACCTGACGTCGGCTCGAACAGCAAGACGGAGACCATCGCGTTGCTGCGCGAGGACGGCTACTACCCGGAGCGCCGACCAGCGCCGGACCTGCTCAACTGGCAGCTCAATCGGAACTTCCTGGCGCATCAATACGCGTCGTCGTTGTTCGCTGCGAACTGGTTCAACCAAGACACGAACGCGGCTTTCCTCGCTGCAAACGACCAGTGCGTGGCGACGAACTGCGTCATCGATACTGCGACCGGATTGAACATCAGCGCTTACTTCGCAGACACCGTCGTCGCTGGCAACCTCGTAGAGGTTCGAGGCGTCGGCGGTGTGTCGTGGTCGACGGTCGCATCTTCGCCGGTGGTGGCTCTGCCAGGCGCCGTGGTCATCGTCGACTCTGACGCGGACGATTCCATCGCAGGTGGCCAGCGTGGCGTCGTCGCGAATTCCGCTGGTGGCACCGACCAAGTCTACACCGCGAACGGATGGGGTGGCGGTGCATGGGGCGCGTCGGCCATCGTCGGAGCTCCGGCATTGAACTTCCAAGCCATCGGCTGCGACCGCAATACGCCCGGGGCTGCAAATGCGACGTGGCTCATCGGCGACGACGCGGGCGGCGGCAACGGGGCGTTGTACGTCTCGACAAATGCCGGTGCTAATTATGCTGCGGTACCTGGACCCGGATGGCCAGCTGTGGCCGAGCCGATTCTGTTCATCGGTCACACCTGTCATCCGGCTGGTGCGCTCGGCCCAGACGACGCTGGGAACACATCATGGCTCATCTTCACGACGACGCGAGTTCTCTACTCTGCGGACGGCGCGACATGGGCGAACAACGCTCATCCCGCTGCGGGCTACACACCTGCCAAGAAGGCCGCTGCCTACTCTCGCACGGCTGGTCGGTGGGTCATGCCTGAGAATAACGGCGACGTTCACTACTCCGACGACCACGGCGCGTCGTGGACGACCCTGGCGACGGCTCTCGTCGGAACAGTCGGCGCTACGATGCAGTGCCGGTGCGATGCCTACGGAACTTTCGTGGTCATGGATGACGTGACGAGGGTTTGGATTTCAACCGACGACGGGCTCAACTGGTCTCGCATCCGCTTCAACGTGCAGACCTCGACGTCCGAAGAGTTGGAGGCCGGATTCTACTCGCAGAACGATTGGGACACCCATGGGCAATTCCCGACGTTCTTCACCGTCGTATCCCACAATGACGGCACGACGACACGCGAGTGTTGGCGCTCGCTCGGCTACTGATTCGTCATCGCGTAGACAATCCACAGGCCATCCTCGCCAATGCGGCCAGCGCCGTCCGAGACGACCGAGTAGCCTTGCGCGTACTCGAAGCCGGCCTCGCGGTCAACGCGCCACTCGACGGCCGAGGGCGGCGCCCCTGGGCAAATGACAGAGCCAGCGCGAATCTCGCCTGCTGTGGTGACGCAGTACCAGTCTGCGGACTCCATGCTGATGACCATCGAATCGAACAGAGGCGGGTCGGCATCGACGCCGATGAGTACCAACTCTTTGCCATCCCTGTCGTAGGGGTCGTGCTCGTAGACCTCCATGGCGCAACCCGCCAACACCCCGGCGAGAATCGCCAACAGAATCAACATCTTTGAATTTCGTCCCATTTCATCCCATCCTTTCAAGCAGTGGCGTGACACCCCTTGACACCCCTTTGACACCCTTTCTGACACCCCTGCCGATTCTCCTCTCATGCTAGCACCGTGCCAACTACACTGCACCATTTTGGTGCAACGCGTGGTATACTGCCCCCACAATCCCAAAAACGCCGGGGTAGGACTCGGCAGGAGATAGGACCATGACGACACACGGACCGACGCCTAGCGGGCGTCAAGTACTCGGTGACGAGCTCTTTGTCAGTGCTGCCGGAGACGCAGCCGTTGCCAACGGGTCGCGCGAGATGCCCTATGCGACCATCACAGCGGGGCTCGCAGCGGCGGTAGCCGGCGACCTCATCGCCATCGCGCCAGGGGCCTATGCGGAGGACGTCGCGCTCGTCGACGGCGTCGACCTCTACGGCGAGCAGCCAGGCGGCGTGCTCATCACGGGCACCATCACAGCCACGGACGTCACATGCGTCCTGTCCAACCTCAACGTGACCGACGATGGCGGCGGTGGGCCGGCGTTCAACTTCACGGGGACGGCGGCGGACACCCTCCGCGCTATCACCTGCGAGTTCAACTCGAGCGCCGCTGGCGACCATGCAGTGCTCTGCGACAACACCGACGCGGCGGCAACCGTGAATCTCGAAGGCTGCATTGTCGGGGCCGACGCCGCCAACGCCAACGCCGCCATCAGCGTCGCCTCGGGTGTGCTGACCCTACGGGAGTGCGATGTGGTCCACGGCGACAACACCGCCGAGAGCATCGAGCTGCTTGGCACCGCGGCTTCGACTTTCGAGGCTCGTGACACGACGTTCACCGGCACCATCGCTCAGGAGGCCGCTGCGGTCGCCCCAGCCTGCACTCTGACCGACGTCGATGTAGTGGTTGGAGCAGTCTCGGCCGTGACCATCGCCGCGACTTGCACGTGCACCTATCTCTCCGGAAACGCGACGTCAGCCGACGGAGCCGACCTCGCCATCGACGGCGCTGGGACACTGGTTCTCGGTGACAGCGTGAGCATGATTGGGGCCGCGGATGCTGTGGCTGCCACGGTCACAACGACCACGGCAGGCCGCGCGCTCATGCAGCACGGCCGGTACACCGAGGCCGCTGGCGCTGGCTCCAGAGCTATTGCCCTCAACCCTGATATGCCCTCGACGAGCTACACCGTGCTCGTCACCTACGAGGACACCGGCACCGGCGCGCAGGCGAGCTCGAACGAGATCGATACCATCGCGACGACCGGCTTCAACATCACAACCCAGGGCAACGGCGTCTATCACTGGCTCGCCATCCACGACTAGCCCCCGCGAGTGCACAATTTTGGTGCATGTGATATACTCGCGCACATGACCACCCACAACCCGACGGGGACAGTGCCGCCGATCGACAGTGCCGCCAACGTGACGGGGCTGGACGTAATCGGCAACAAAGCCGACACGACGGCAGGTACGTCGCTCGTAGCACTCAACAAACAAGCGCTCCTCTATTCTGAGCACATACCGCTGTTTTCTGGAGAAATCTGGTACGTGTCACCAGCAGGCGACAACGCAAACAGCGGCGACAATCCGCACGAACCGTTCCTAACCATCGGGCACGCCGTCACGACAGCGGCTGCAGGGGATGCGATCGTCACCGTCGCGGGAACCTACGCCGAAGCGGTGGATCTGTCGAAGAACTCGCTGGAATTCTGGCCAGAGATCGGGACAATCATCGCCCCGGCCGCTGGCGTTCCGCTGACGGTGTCGGGCAACTATTGCAAGGTGTGGCTCCCCGGCGGTGCGTTGCGGCTCAACCCGCCTGCTGGAGGCACCGGGTGCCTGATCTCCGGGTCGTGGTGCTACGTCCACAACGTCAGAGTTCCCGCCGGATCATCGGCCCTTTACGGATACGACGTGACCGGCGCCGGTTGCGTGCTCACCGACTGCCGTTGCTCCTCGCCGCTGACGGCTGCCTTCAGGATTCAAGCATCGATGGTCAAGGTGGAGGACTGCTGCACCGGAGGAACGCCCGGCGATTCGTCCATCGGCTTCCACGTCACCAACTCCGTGGACCGGGTGCGGATCGTCAACTGCGACTCGAGTGGGCACGAAACCGCCGGGTTCCAGATCGACGCGGGCGTTACCAACGTCGTGGTCGATAGACAATGCGTCAGCGGCGCCGGTGATGGCCACTACATCGATCTGGGGACCGACTCATTCCTCGGGCTCGAAGAGCACGACTCGTCAGAGCATCACGAGCACACCTACCCGATGCCAGACGGCGAGGGCACTGCGGGCGACTCGGTGACGGTACAGAGCGAGATCAACGACGAGACGGGGCTGGACATCACGAAGGACTACTGGGGCGACGTCGCGCTGCTGGTGGACACAACCGGCATCACAACGGGATGGTATTTCAAGGGCGTGAACTTTTTCGGGACGACGATAAACGACGATCAGCGCTTTGCCTTTTATCGCACTGTTTACGCTACGTTGGCGGTGCGCAATGCGGGCAACAACTGGGACGAAGGCGCGACCGTGCTCACCGTCAATGACGCCTCTGGCTTTGCCGTCAACGATCTGGTTTGGGTGCGCTCCACCGGGTACGTCGCAGCGGGAGAAATCGTCAAAGTGACCAACATCGCGGGCAACGTCGTAACCATCGCGCGGCAGACGGAGAACTCAGGGCGCACCGGGCTCCACTGGGATCACACCACCCACGATCCGGGCGGCGAAGAAATGTACCTCTGTTGGAGAGATGAGAATCAATACCACTCGTCCGACATGGACTATTCATCCCAAACCGCCCGCAGTTTTTCCCATCAGCCATTCGTGGAGCAGCGCCGAATGCACGAAAACGACGGCGTGATCTGCAGGATGATCAACGGGACAGACGGGGCGAACTCACTGTGTGACGTCACGATCATCTGGGCCGACTAGCCCCGAGGCCCAATCTGCACCTCCCGCGCGCTTGTGATATACTCGCGCGTAGACAGACGGAGGACAGATGGCCATCGAAGAATTTTTCGGGGACGGAGCTGGCGCGGCGGTAGCGCTCCCTGTCGAGGGCACTTGGGTCAGCGGGCAGCCGCTCTCGCCTCGGGTCGCCGACCCTTGCGACCTCATCTGCCGCGGGGACATCGCCGTGGTCGCTGCCGACCAGATTGAGATACGAGCGCAGATTCGCTCCATCGGCGGCGGCGCTGGCGACTGGATGACCATCCCCGGCGCCAACGACCGGGGTGATGCCATCGACTGGGCCGACAAGCCGGCTTCTGTCCCTGGCGCTATCGCTGCCGGGAGCCCATTCCTGATTCACGTTCCCGGCGGATACGGCGGACCACAGACCGCGGTGCCAGGCCACGATGTGCGCTTGCAGGCCAGACGCGTCGGCGGTGGCGCCACAACGACCTTCTACGCGGAGGGTGAGCGCCGCTACAACAGGGATGGGCCGTCGCTGCTCGCGGCCATTGGGGGCGCTGCAGGCGCCGGGGCGAGCCTCATCGGAGCCGCGTTCGAGTCTCGAGCCGCGCTCATCGTGACCGGTGCCTACGTCTACGGCAACGAGTTCGACGCTGGAGATGCAGACTTCCTCGCTCTCTTGGTCGACAAGACCTTGGGCAACAACCCGACCAACGTGGACTTCGACATCCAACGGTCCGAGGATGGCGGGGTGACGTGGCGGACGCTGCCGCAGACTGACCAGGTCGCAGCCGGCGTGACGACCCAGCAGGGCATGACGCTACGGACCCAGGAGATTGGGGCTGCTGTCGGCAACTACCTGTACGGCGTCGAAATCATCCCCGGTGGTCGCTACAGGGTCGGCGTGGCGTTTACCGGTGGCGGCACGGCTCCGACGCTGGCCATCGACTGCCAGCTCATCAAGCGATGAGCCTGCGCTACCGCAAGTCCAGCCGGCCAGCTTCACGGCCGGGGCGATTCGGACAATCTCGCGGGCTGCCCCCGGGCTCGCTGCATCAGGGCATCGAGCTACTCCACCCGTACCGGTTCGTCGGTGCCAGGCGTGCCGAAGACCGCTTTGGTTGGCGGGCTGCAGATGACCTGACGGCGTTCATCCGCGTGGACTGGGCCGATGGTGACGGCGTGAACCCTGCTGTTGGACCGACGTGGACCCAGGCGGGCGTGGTCACCGCAGGCGAGCCGACGCCGTGGCAGCAGCGTGCAGACTTGTCCAACGTGACGGCATCGCGGTTTTTGGCTACGAGCGATTACAGGACTGCGACGCCGCTCGACCCCGGCTTGACCGATGACTTTGTAATCGCCGCTCTCATCCGAAACGACATCAATATCGGGCAGACTATGGTCGCGGCGACGCGGACAAACGCGCAGGGCTGGAGACTCTATATCTCTGGTGCGTCGCTGCGTCTCTATATTCGTGACACCCTCGGCGTATGGGCACAGGTGCTGTCGGACATCGGCACTGGTTGGGCCTTGTTTTCGATGAGTTTTGACGAAAGCGGCCTTGCGCGCATGTACCTCAACGGGCACCCAGTCGACACCGTCGACGTCACACCGTTGGGCAATATCGCAAGCGGTCTTGGCCTGGGCTTGACGGCGACGCCAACCGGTGGCCAGCGGTGGAATGGGTCCGTTGCTCGCTTCATGTATTGGATAGGGGCGGCCATCGCCGACCTGACGCCCGATGCCTGGCACCTGGACCTGGCAAACGACGCCCTCGGGACACTCGCAGACCAGGGCGCTGACGGCACCCATGACCGCAACACGATGGCGAGCTGGCAGAACACCAGCGGGGTCTGGCACTTGGGCGGAATCCGCATGTCACGCGCCGGAGATGACGATGGCATACGGCTCGCGCCGGCCCGCACGAACCAAGCATTCAAGAACTGCCAGATCGTTGCCGGTGACGCCGCCGCGGTCCTGACTGCAACCGGCGGCGTGGTGTCCGAGGTCGACGACTCCGCAGCTCTTCTCGCAGCGGATGCCCAGGAATGGGGCGACGACGTCTACCAGTTCGCAAACGCGACCGGCGCCGTCCAATACGTCCGCATGAGCCAGCAGACCGGCAACGTCAATGCTAGGTCGCTACAGTGCCTGGTGCGCCGCTCAGCCGGAGCCGGCGCCGTCAACCTCGGACTCTACGACGAGTCGGCCGGAACGTTCGTCGCCGGGGCTGCCATCAATGACGGCTACGGGACGCGGACGCTCGTCCATGGCCAGGTGCCCACCGACGTGGACTGCACGCTGTGTCTCGAGGTGGCCGACAACACCACGATTCGATTTATCGCCCAGGGCATGGAGACCGGGCCGACGTGCACCACGCCCGTCCCTAACCTTGCCGTCGCAGCAGCGGCAGCCCGCAACGCCGACGACTTTGTCACCAGTGACACACCAGCGGACGAGACCGGCGGCGTATCACTATCCGTCACGCCCCTGAGTTGGAGCGGTGCCGATACTGGCGGGGCATCGCTGCTCTGGACCACCGCCGGAGCCCAGTCCACCCTGTTCGTGACCGCGGCCGGGGTGTGGGAGCTGCAGCTTGACGGCACGACGACGATTACGAGCACGGCCGGACCTGCGGCCGACGTTTGGCAGGACATTAGCATCAGGTGGGCAGCCGGTGGCCTGATGACCCTCACAATTGACGGCGAGCAATGGTCTGCAGCCTACGACGGGACGATTCGCTGGGGCGGGACATGGCAGCTTTTTGCGCAACAGGGCGAGTTCGCCGTCCGCGATTTCACGACTTATCGCAACGGGAGTGGATGATGGAACGCAATGTGGTTTTGGCCGATGGTCTGAGGGTCGATAAAGATGGCATCGTTCGCAAGGATGGTCGCCCGGCAATCGAAACCGACATCCCCATTCGCAAAAGCGGACCCTACAAAGGTCAGCGGGCGCTGCGCGTCGTGCCTGCCGGGTATCGCGACTGTACCATCAACGATAAGGGCGAGCTCGTCGCCATCGAGCCGACCAAAGTCGCAGAGCCCATCGCAATTGAGCGCGACCGATGAGCGACATCCCAACATTCCATGTGCCATCACCAATCGCCGGGAAGGTGCAGCCTTGCAACGAGCACGGCCGACTAGACGAGAGGATCAAGAACGTGGAAAAGCTAGGTCCGAGAGTGCAGAAGGTCGAACTCGCGCTGGCTGCGATTCAGGGCAAGTGGGCGGTGCTTGCGGTGCTCGGCATGGCGGCGGTGTCGGCGATTTTCAAGTACGCTCTGCCTTAGTCTTTATCATCCATACCACCCCTAAAGCCAACGCCTCCCAAGCGTGCGACTTGACGCCGTAGAGCGGTCCTGGTTTCGCCTTGGTTCCAACCTCGGGTTTCGCACCACCGCCAGTCGCAGGGTAAAGGTCACGCGTTGCCTGGCGGACGTTCGCCTGCTTAGCCCGAGTCGAGCCGCACAGTTCAATGCATACCTCCGGGCGCGTCAGCCTGTGGCACGGTATCTTCGACCGTCGACAGGCTTCTTCGATGCGCCCGATGGTGACAAGCGTTTCCATTGTCGTCTTGCCGACCGGCATCCCGTAGGAGACAACCATCTCGATAACGACGGTATCAACGATGCGCCCATAGATAGTCGACGTAATTTGGTTGCGCCCGATGGCCGAATCCGACCACTCTATCTCTAGAGACGCGCCGTTGGTTTCGAGGCAAACCGAGCCGCAGGTAGACGGCCCGGGGTCTATTGCTAGTATTCTCATGGTGGAGCGGGCGTGACTCGAACACGCGACCGGCGAAAACAGCGAGTTGCTGAATAGCCCCTCTGCCCTTGAGTGTACCGCCCCAAAGCGGACCGGCTGACCCGGGAAGGATTTGCCGGCCCGCAATCGTCCGCGAGGTGTGTTCGAGAGTCACCTCCACTGGCATCGGGTTGCGCGGCGATACCTGCCGCCACTCACGCCCTAGTTCAAAATCATCCGGCACAGGGAGACGGCGTTCCACATGGGCTGCATGTCTTCCCCGTAGCCGAGCTTCAGCTTGTCGATCTCGTCGCAGAGTTGCTGCATTGCGTCCATTGGGCTGATCTTCGGGTCCATCGAGTCGAGCGCCCTAGTCGCCAGCGACAGAGCGTCAATCTCCTCGCGGTCATAGTCGAGCGCCTTCGCCGACCGGTTCGACTTGTCGCGAGTCTGGAGGTACCGAATCTTTCGCCGGAGCACGGCGGCTGCTTCTTGTGGGGTCATCCTATCCCATCCTTTCGGGGATAGTGTATCACACCGCGCACCACCGCCCCATGACCTCGGAGCACACCCCGGCGCGCTCGAGAATCACCATGAGCCGCTCGGTGTACTCTTCGGTGAGCCGCAGCACCCTGGCCATCTGCGCCGTGGTCGGCGTCTGTGGCAGCGAGGCCCGGATGATGGCGACGTCCTTTGCGGTTTGGGCGACGGTGTCTGTGATTGCGAGGGTCATCCTATCCTATCCTTCCAGGCGCTCTCAGCGCCACTGTGCGCCGCCGATGCGGCGGTAGTATCGATGTGCTGCCCGCGCGCTATCGGCGCTCCTGGCGTCGTTCTCGCTCGGGCAACGGGCCATCCCGTAGGCGGCAACCCATCGCCACCACGAACCGCCGCAAGTCTCCCGGACTTCCGCGAGCCACGCCGCGCCGGTCTCCACCTGGCATTCGGCGTCAGGGAGCGGCGTCGGGCAGTAGTGCGGGCGCCGGGTCAGCGCCACGCCGTGGACTTGCATCAGCCCGCCCTCCCCGAGTTGCCCCCGCCGTCGGTGCAACTCCACCTCGGGTGACAACGACGACTCCCTAAAGGCGATGGCGACCAGTAGCAGCGGGTCGATCTCGTGCCGCTGGCCAGCCGTGCTGAATACGGACGCGAGACGGGCTGCTCTGTCGTCGTCGGCGCCAGGCTGCAATGTCTGCACCCCGCGAGCGACGTCGGCCGTTGTGGGGCCGTCTGAGCCGTACACGAGCCGCATCATCGACCAGCCGACGAAAGCCACGGTCAAGAGCGCGATTATCCATGCGATTACTTTGTGCATGATCTGGCCTCGGCGAACCGTTCCTGTGCCGCCTTCTGCGCAGGGGTCAACTCCCGCTCAACCCTCGGGATGAGACGCCCTTCGCGATGCGCCACCTGCGAAGCTTCTGCCCACTGGCTCTTAGGCAACTCGAACCAAGGCACGGAAGCGTCTGAATTTTCTCTGTTGTACCTGCGGAACGTGTACAACGGGCACGCAGGAGCGCCGCAGTCCTTGCGCTCGGAGCAGCATTCGTAGCACAGAGCCTCAGCGGCTCTTTTTAATCCCTTGTTCATGTCTACCTCCGGGGCGGCAGCGTAGCACAAGCCCGGTCAAACGCATCCAAGCACTCGCCCCAGAGTTGCGCGCGATTCAGCCACCCGTTGCCGGTGGCGATGTCCAGGCGCTTGGCAATCCAGCCCCGAATGACCTTGGCTGCGATGTGCAGGCCGATGTTTGGGTCGGGCTTGCTCATCGCTTCGACCAGACCGGCGACGTCGAGCCGTGCCGCATGGTGACCTCGTAGCCTTCGGGGACGCGTTGCCGGCCATCCCAGTGCACCTTTTCGTTGCCGCGTCGGTCCGGGCAGTGTTCGCAGGCACCGGCCATGTCGCCGTCGCATTCGTGGCACGGGATGGGAATCGCCGGTCCAGGTAGCAGGATGAGATGATGCTCGGCCACCTGCCCTGGGTCGCCGCCCATTTCGCTGAGGTCAACGTCGCGCTCGGGCATCCATTGCCATGTGTCATCGTCCTTGCGCGAACCGAGGATGCCGGTAGCGTCACATCCGCAGGTGCAACGGACGCGGTCGCCGGTCTTGAACTTCGGCGCAGCCGGCTTCACCCCCGTCAGCGGTTTCGTCTCCCAGGTCGGCGGGGACTCTGGCTCGGCGGGGAGGATGGTGAGGTATTGCTCGTCGTTGACGGCCGTGAATGGGCGGCCCTCGCTGAGTGAACCGCATTCCGTCGCTCCGTCATACTGGACTTCCCAGCCGCCGGAAACGTCTTTGCTCAGTATCGTTCCAGGCCACCTGGGAGCAGTCTCGTATACGCGATAGAGCACCCTGTCCCCAGCCTTGAAGCGGGGTCTCCACCCCGGTGTCTTGACATCTCTGGAACGGTAAGTGCGCTCGTACTCAGCCTCGCATGCCTTGCAGTCAGGGTGGCGAGAGCCGGAACTCCACGCGTCGAGCATGCCGCAAGTATCGCACTCCCCGTATCCGTTCACTCCGTACTCTCCCATCGTCATCCTACCCTCCCGTAAAAAAGTTCATCGCTCATGATATCCTGTGGTTTCTCTAGCCCATCGAGGTACCGCAAGGCGCACCCTGCGCGCCGCCTGTGTCGGCGTCAGGTCGCCTCGCAGCCATTGCTCCAGTAGGCGCGTTAGGGCGATGGCGAAGACGTCGGGCATTCACCATCCAACCTCATCGAGAAACGTCGACACCGACCGTCGCCACATCTCACCACCGCGGCCGTCGCGGGCAGCAGCGAGCAGCCCCAGGGCCTTGCGATAGTCTGCGTGGAAGTCGCTATCACGGCGCAACTCGGTGCGGACTTCTTCGAGTATGCCATGGCCGCGCTTCTCGTTCTCGGCAATCAGGGCCTTTTCTTTTTCGTTTGGTTCCATCACTCTTCCCCCTCGGCAATCGCCAGCGCCTTCCTAACCTCGCACCATGGGCCGGTCGCCTGCGATGCCATGGTCTGCTCGCACAACGGGCGGAGGAGGTCGGCGATTTGAGACATGGCGCCCTCGAGTTCGACGACGTGGTCGAGCGCTATGGCAAGGTCGTTGCCACCTGCAATCTTGTCCGACTCGTCGACGACAGAACGCCAGTGTTCCTTTTCATTCTCGTGGCATTCGTCCCACGACTTGCCAGTGTTCGGCGTCCAGATGAAAAACGCTTGCCGCAGCCTATCGGCCTTTTCGTCTCGTGTCATATCAGACATTGGCGACCTTCTCGTGTGCCTTGCTCATATTCCCACCTCCTCAGAACTGCGCAGCGCACCACATGCCGCACGCCGCGAAACAAAGAACTAGCAGAACACCAAAAGCCATGCTGGCAACTCTGAAAGCCGTCTCCAAGTGGTCGTCCCACGTTTTCGGCGGATGGTAGACCGTGCCGCACTGCGAGCAGTACCAGTCCCCCTCTTGCCGTGAGCCACCGAAGAGTAAACCAAGCGGTCCAATGGCCAGGCACCCTACTGCCGCCGCTGTCCTGTTGGGATCGCGCACGGTGCGAACATGTAGAGTCTGGCGCCTGCACATGGCGCAATAGCCCCCGCTGTGCTCAGTCGTCATACCCCACCTCTGCGAACGTGACCTCCAGGACGACATGGTAACTCGTCCCTTTCATCGGCGCGCTGCCGGCACAGGTAGTCGTCGCAGTCGTCGCAGGGACCGTCCTCATCGCAAGGGCGAGGCGGGTCGTCGGCGTCGACGTCGTGGTGGTAGGTCGATCCGACATAGCCGGCTCCGCGGTCCCAGTTGACCTTGCGCGTCTGCGTCCAAGTCGGCTCGAAAGAATCCATGAGAGCTCGTTCTCGGCTGTTCATGCGTCCCATGTTCAACCGAGCCTCCCGATAATGCTAGCGTTGACGCAGAACGACCCGCCAGAGTTCCCACCAGGGTCGATGAAATCAAAGGTTGAAGCCGTCCTCTCTCGAATAACAGCTATAACGTCGTCAGCGTCGCACGTCTTGCGCACTGTCGAAGCCGCAATCTCTGCGTCCGTTGCGTCTGGTGTGTGGGGCGGCCACGACTGATGCTCAATCCGCCATCCCGCCTCGATCATAGAGTTGAGGTAGGCGCGCATCGCGGTTTCTTCCGGGGTCTCGTTGGTCTCCATGTCAGCCTCCAGCTCGTTGGCCCGGTCCCACGTTGCCGGGTCGCGCTCTGCGTTTCGCATCTTGCGCTCAATTTCAGTCTTAGGAAGTGCCATTACATCCACCCAATCATTGCAGCCGCTTCCATCGCGGCATCGCGGAAGGCGTCCTCGAAAACAGATTCCTCGTCGTCAGTGAGCTTGCGACCAACCATGCTCTCGATGCTATCCCAGTGCTCGTCGAGAGGCTCAGGGGGAAACAACGGGGTGCCATCGTCATCGGCGCCACCGCCGCAGTCCTTGATTTCGTCGATGCTCATCGTGCGGCCCCATGACTTGATTTCGCTGATGTCCATGCTGTCCTCCGTTGCGTTGGTATTCATAATCTCGACGACGACGGCGTCGCGGATAATGATTTCGCCTTCAAGATCATCACCGTAGGACATGTGCGAGCCACCCACCTTGACGATGATACCCTTGCTCCAGCGTCCATACTCGCGGGCCTGTTCGAGCGTCTCGAAGCAGCACACCCCGTCCAGTTCGTCATCTGTCCGCTCGTCCCCGTCCCAAACGTGAGAGTCCGGGATGTCGTCGCCGACTGCGAGGTTGCGATCATCATATCGGTATCCGGTGTGCTCGTGATGTGCCATGCTGTCCTCCGTTGCGATCATGCCACCCTAAGATGCAGACCCCGTGCCAGTGTTCGCAGCTATGCGAAACAGTCACTTATCTCTCTCGTTAGCAGGACCGTGAACTTTCGGTCACAATCGGGGTGTAAATGGAAGTTTGCACCGGTGCTAACTCAGAGTTTTCCATGCGAGCGCAACCACTGCCGGAACTTGCCCGTTGCCAAGGGCTCTAAGTCGGTCCACCCGATGGGCCATCCCATCAGCCACTCGACCCACGTCGGGTTCAACTTGCCACCAGCTTCGCGACTGAGCACTCGACCGAACGTGCTCTTGTCCCTGTATCCCGTATCCGAGCTTTGCGGTGTCGCCCAAGCGTGGACTGCCCTCCCGAGCCACGATCCAGATCCTATCGCGTCGGTGTGGTGCTTGGGCGTGGCGCGCTCCAAGCACTCCCCATCTCGCATCGAACCCCATCTCGGCCAGGTCTCCGAGTACGATTCCAAGCCCCCGAGAAGTGAGCATTGGCGAGTTTTCCACGAGCGCGAATCTGGGTCGTACTTCGCGAATGACCCGCGCCATCTCCACCCAGAGTCCGCTTCGCTTGCCAGTGATTCCTGCTCCTTTGCCCGCGCTGGAGATGTCTTGACAGGGGAATCCTCCGGTGACGATATCGATACTTCCCCGCCATCGGTGACCGTCAAACGTCTTGATATCGTCCCATATCGGGAATGGATCAAGATGACCGTCTCGCTGCCTTGCGAGCAGGACTCGTTGACAGTAGGTATCAACCTCAACAGCGCAGACGGTGCGCCATCCAAGGAGTCGCCCTCCCAAGATTCCTCCTCCTGCCCCTGCAAATAGTGCCAACTCACGCAACTAAACTCCCCACCTCTGCGCAATAAACCCAGCAATCTGCGCGTTGCGCCGCCGCCACAGATGCTTACTGGACCAGTAGCGAATCTCCACGGGGTCGAGCTCGATAGCGGCGTCGAGGGCAAGCTGCATCGCCTCCTCGACCTCATGCCCTGGCCACTGCTGGTCCCACGCTGGGAGGCCGACGCAGAGCTTGCCATGCTCGGGCAGCCGCGCCCCGTAATGCCGTTGCAGGCGCCCGGGGCCAAGCCGGCCGTCATTCCAGGCGACCAGCTTGCCCCCGGGCCTGTGTCGGCAGGAGTAGAGTTGCGGTAGGAAGCGGTCAACGCGGGGCGTCAGGCGGGCTCTGGGGCCGCACTCGCGGTGGCCGGTGTGAGTGGTCAACTCGAGACGCACGTCGCTTGGCAGGGCCATCTTGCGCATTTGGAGGTATAGGTAGTGTTCGGCGGCTGCGAGGCTGTCGAATCCGCGAACGTGTTTGGCCTTCCACTGGCCTTCGACGTCGACCTCCCATGCCACCGCGCCGGACATCAGGAATCCCCGCATGTCGTCCAGCATGGCGTCGATGACTTTCACCTGCGGCGCAGGCCAGGTCGTGAGCACAAGCTCCATGTCGCGCTCGATGGCGAGCTGGCCCATGGCTTCGACCTCATCGGCATCAAAGTAGGGATCCCACTTGAGCCGCGACGTCTCGACCATGACGGCAGCGACGGTCACACCGATCATGCGAAGCCGGTCCCAAAACGCGGGGTCCAGGCACTTGCGGGGCTCGTCTATCCATAGGCCTAGGGGTGGGAGTGTCATGACGGTACCTCGAACATGTCATCGTCAGTCCATTCTCTGGCGAAATCGTCATCGCGCAGGGCTGCAACGATGTCTTTTAGCCGAGTCTTTTTGCTGACAGGGATACATATTTCTCGAAACATCCGCTTCCCATTTGGCTGGCTGATGATGTGAGGCGACCATCTGACATTGAGGCACCCTCCAACGATGCGAGCCTTGCGCATCCTTGTGTTGAAGTAGTCTGCGTCTGGATTCCAGCGTTCCGTAAAGGCCTTGCAAGCCCATAGGTACATCTTGCGGTCCCATCCTTCGAGCAGCAGATGTTCGGGCATACCTATCAGTATGTGTAGCATCTCGTTGTACATGTTGAGCAATCTATCTGAACCGATTTCTCGCAGGACATAAGGCTCTGCCAATGAGTCAGAAGACGGAGCAGACACAAAACGCGATATACCCCAATCGTGATTAGGATTCGTCATGCACTTGACGATAGTCCCTACCGGAGGCTGTCCGCCGAATCTGACAAATTGCGCCACCGGATCGCCTTGATAGTTGACCCGGACTCGGCGCTCGCCAGCTACGGTCTGCACGTAGCTCCATTTGTCATCGTTGTGTCCCATGTTGAGCCAAACGACGATGTTGCGGAGGATGCGGGCCTTTGCATCGTCTCGCGGTTTCATCCTTGCTCCGTCCGCTCACGATACCACAGCCGCATCTCGTCCAAGTCGTGCTTGGTAATCTCGGCGATGGGCTTTTCCATGTTGGCCTTGACCTCATCGCGGGAGATGCCGACGCTGGCCATGGCGTTGAGGGCGGTTTCGACGTCGAGGCCGTTGGCGAGATCGGAGCCGTTGGCTTGCTTCTGCGCCACTTCCATCTCGCCCGACGCGAGCCCCAACAGCGACAGGACCGTGTTCCGCTTCAGCGTCGTCTGCGTCCCCGTGACCTCCTGCGCGTTGCTCATGCCCTTCTTTTGGGTCAGCGCCGACGGCAGGTAGGCCTCTTCGATGTGGCCGCTGATGTGGAACAGGCGACAGGTGACGCCGACCTTCCGCTCCCCGTTGTACTCGGGAACCCACGAGATAGAGAAGCCGTATTTGGTCAGGTGCGGCGTCAACTCGGCTACCATGGCCGGAAGGCTGGTGTAGCTGTACTTGGTCTGACCGAAGGCGACCTTGGTATCGTGGCGGATGACAGAGGCGAAGTCCGGGTCGGCTTTCATGGCCACCATGGACCGCGTGAACGCCGCCAGCTCCTGCTTTTCATCGTGGCGCTTTTGCAGGCTGTCAATCCACTGGAGCTGCTCCAGGGCCTCCGGGCTGATACCGCCGTCGAGGATGCGCTGGACGACAGGCGCGACGTCGAGTTGCTCGTCTGGTCGCGGCTGTACCCCGACCTCTTGCGGCACGATGGCCTTGTGCTCGTCAGTCATCAGAACCCTCCCCTTTCCATGGCCCACTGTGGCAGATGCAGCGGCGTCACGCCCCGGTACACCCCTGGCCACTCGTCACGGTCCCGGCACGCCTTCCACAGGGCGATGAGCCGCTCGTATAGCTTGCGCCCCTCTTCGATTACGTAGGGTGGCGTCTGAAACACGGCGCAGTCGTAGGGCTCGTTGGTCTCGACCGCGATGATGTAGTCTTCGGTCTCGTCGTCGCAGATGCCGGCGTGAACCGAGCCTTCCGCGTAGAATGATTGCTGACCGTGGTAGAGCAGGCGCGCGGCGTCTGATGCCTCGGCTGTGTCGGTGGACTCCTGGCGGCGAGCGAAGCGGGCTAGCGACCGCGTGGTCTTGAGCTCGATTCGGCGCTGGCGGTTGACCGCGTCCAGTCGGCATTTGCAGTCGACGCCGTGCATGGTCCAGGTGCAGACGACCTCGCGGTCGGTGCCTTCCAGTTTGCGCATGGCTTCCGGATCGTTGCGGACCGATGCGATGCACTGCTCGATGGTCTCGAATTGCGCCAGCGTCAGGACCGTGCGCCCGTCGTCTGGCTCCTTGCCGCCGTGTTGACGGCAGTAGACGTCTCCGGGGACCACAGCCCTACTGCATTGCTTCCCGCTCTTTGTGACCGCCTCACAGCGCCGTGATTCGGGCATCAGGTAGTGCCCATCGAACTCGTCCGGCTCGAGGATGCCGCAATGCACCGCCCGCCCGACCAGCAACGCCTCGGAGTCCGCCCGCGGATGGTCCTGCCGCCACCGGTACAACTTCGGGCTGTCGGCCATCAGCTTCAGCGCGGACCAGTTCAATGCCTTGATGTCTGCGTAGCTCATGACCTCCTCGCTTTCTGCTGCACCGTGCCGTAGCCGTAGCCGTAGCCGTAGCCGCCGCCGTAGCCGTCGCCGTAGTCGTAGCCGTAGCCGTAGCCGTCGCCGTCGCCGTAGCCGACCGGGCGGATCACTTCAGCCCCCAGTCGTCGCCAACAGGACAGCGGAAAATTTCGCTACCGGCAGGGATGTCGACCCGGGTAGGCATCGGCCGGATGTCCACCTTAGACTGCTTCGGGTTTTCGAGCACCGCGGCGAACCCGATGGACTGCCACTTGAACACCCAAACAGCCCGGTCCAGGTAGATGCGCCCGTTCTCATCCGTCACGTCTCCGGCGTAAATCCACCCGCGGTCCACCACGACGACGGCACGGTTGCCGTTCGGCGGGTGCGCCAGGTCGGCATGGATGTACTTCTGCCCGTTGATGTCCACTTCTTTGCACGTGTCACTCATGGTCCCTCCAATGGCCAATCGTCATCGGCGTCGAAGTAGGCTTCGACGCTCATGGTTGTGCCGACGTCGTCGGCGTAGGCGGTGCACCAGTCGGCTAGCTGTCGTCGCTCTCCTCGGTTTCCTTCATGACTTTCATCCGAAGGTCCATGGTCTGCACGATGAGGGCGTCCACCACGGCCAGCTTTGCCTTCATGTCGTCGATGTCCGTCACCATCGCCTGGCGTTTCGTCCGAAGCTCGTCCAACTCCACCTCGAACACGCTCGCTGTCTCGTCCGTCGTCAGTCTCGGCATTGTCTTCCTCCCAAAACCCAAACCGTTCGTCTTGTTCGCAGGCGCCGCAGAGCCCATGCGAGATGAGCCCCGGATGCTCCGGGCGCTCGCTTATCTTCCGTCGGCACCATGCGCAGATTGTGACCATGCAACCCAGTTTAGCACCGGTGCGAACGCTGTCAAGTATCTAGGCGGACTTTTTTTCGGCGTGCCAGGCGGGGGGCTCGTAGGCGGTGACATCGCAATCGGGGTCGGATAGGGCATGGGCCGGGACTCCAAGGATATCGGAAACGACGTCTATTGTATCGGACCGGTACCAATCGCCCCTCATCAAGTCGTGGAGATAGTTCTTTCGCATACCA